CCTGCGCCGTCGACTGCCTTGACGGTGAACGTGTACTGGGTGCTGAGGGTCAGGCCGGTCACCGTGTAGGACGTGGCACCGTTGGTGACTGACGTGACCTTCGTTGCGCCCTGATAGACGTCGTAACTGGCGATGCCAGAACCGGAGTCGGTGACAGCAGTCCAGGTCAGGGGAACGGTGGTGCCGGTCACGGTGCCCGCACTCAGGGTCACTGCGGCAGGCGCGGTCTGGTCCATGAGCACGTTTCCGACGCCGTAGGCCCAGTCCATCGAATGCATGGCAACGCTGTTGCCGACTGGGTTCGGGTAGTTCGAGGGGGGCGTGATCGAGCCGGGAATCCAGTCACCGTTGGACTTCGTAGGCATGCCCTACTCCTTCTTCTCTGGTTGGAATGCGCTCTTGTTCTCGTCGGCATGCACAGATTTCAGATGCGAGGCGAGGGCACCCTCGGAGGAGAACTTGCGACTCGGGCAGTACAGGCAGGACCAGGTGTCCATCAGGCGAGCCAAACCGTTCCGCGACCGGAGCCAGTGACCTCGACATACAGGCCCTTGTTGAAGTTCACCTCGTAGTTCCACGAGTAGCTGCCTGCTGCGCCACCCACCGCCACGATGTCGCCCGTGTTGTCAGTGCCGTTGTAGAGCACGACCTTGGTGAATCCGTCGTAGGCGAAGCCGACAGCGCGCTGCGGGATTGCCGGGACAGCGATCACACCTGCGGTGTTGTCCATGTAGGCGGGCTGGAATGCGCCACCGGTCAGTGGCGAGTCGATCTGTCCGCTGAACGCGGCAGTGCCAACGAGCCCGGACGCGGTAAAGGGAACGGGTTGCACCTGCATAGTTGTGCCTCCTTATGGGCTCGATGTAGTGGGTGCATCTGGACCGGCAGCGGGGGTCGAGTCCATGCCCGCCCCTCCACCACCAATAGGTCGGCCTCCAGCGGTTCCAGTTGCGAACGGATTCGAGTTCGGTGAGCTGAACGGCACACTGGAGCCGAAGACGTCGTCGATGCCCTTTTCGCGCTTGCGGCGCACGTACTCGACGTCCTGGTCGTAGCCGAACTCCTCCAGCAGCGTCTCGCGGGAGATGTCGCCACCGTTGCGGACCTGCATGACGAGCTGCATGATCTTCGAGTCGTAGGAGACAACGACACGCTTGGGGTGGAACGCGATCTCGGGGACCTCGGTCAGGACGCCTTCGTTCTTCTCCACGGTCAGGCGCACCAGTTTGTCTTCGACGGTGTCGGCCATGTCGTTGCGTCGGGACTCGATGCCACGCGCGATCTGGTCGTCGGTGGTGGCAGCGGCCTCGGAGGAGCCAGCTGCTCGACCACCGAAGCGGAAGGTGTGCAGGGCGCGCATGATCAGACGCTCGTCGAGCAGGTTGTACCGGTTGTAGTCCAGGACGAAGTCCGTCTGTGGTGTGACGATCTCGACGCTCAGGCGGTGGTCACCGACCAGGATCGGCATTCGGGCCACGACACGGGCCTGCTCGCGCAGCTGTTCGACTTCGCCAGGGCGGGCTGGGTACTTATCGCTACCGCGCTTGAGGACGATGATGAAGTTCGTTGCGCCGATCAGGGCTGCCCGGTCACTGGCCCGCAGATGGGCCTTCATGTCCAGGACTGGTAGTGCTGACTTGAGGCGGATCGCAGCGAACCGCTCGTACTGAGCCTTTGACAGGGTGTGGCGGAACAGCGTGTCCTTCTTGAACAGCCACATGTACACCTTGTTGGCTGGACCGCGATGCGACTCGGTCAGGTATGACAGTTCCTGGACGGTGGGGGTGTAGGGGCCGTCGAAAAGCTTGGTGACCACCGGGTCGTCCTTCGTGCCGTTGAATGCAGCGGTGAAGGAGTCGCTTTCTCGCTGTGTCGCGAGGTAGGCGAAGCGTTCCTGACCGAAGACGAGCTGCCCGACTGGGAGCACCTTGGTTGGGTCGATGATGGTGAGGTTCCCTGGCACCGTTACTGCGTACTGCTTACGTCGGGCTCGCTTCTTGGGGCCAGGGTTAGGAACACCGGACGGGTGGAGGTCTTCGGCCCCTGCCTGTGGTAGCGGCGTGTCGGTCTCCAGGTCGCCCATCGGGATCTGCTTGGTACGGACCTTGTAGACCTTCTGCTGCCAGTCGATGGCGACATAGACCTGGCTTACCTTGAATACCTCGCGCCACATTTCACGTAGCCGCGCAGTAAGCCGAAGGTCCTGGGCGATCTGCTGCCAGATGTCTTCCTCGTCCTGGTCGATCATTTCGAAGCTGACGTCGGTGAAGGCGAGACCCTCGGTAGCGTCGCAGACTGAGCCGATGATCTCGTCGTACTCGACGGCGTCAGAGCACTGGAGCATCTGGTCGTAGATGTTTTCGGTCATCGTGTAGCGGTTGCGAAAGAAGAGTGATCCGCCCGCGATGGACGGTGAGGACATCTGATTCAGCCAGCTGTTCATGGCGGTCGCGATCTCGTCTCGGATCGGACGTCCGTCCAAAGTTCTACCGGCGACAAGTGCCTGCTTGGCGAACTCTTCACTCTCGCCGGTTTCGTTGACGTAGGAGTAGTTCGCATCGGTGTGGTCTGATACGCCACCGAAGTCGTCGTCGAATGGAAGCGCAATGTCGGTGCCCGGCTGCTGTTGTGCGGCGTTGTCAATGAACCTCACGTCTGGCCCCTCCCGGACATCTCCCAATCCTGTTGGCGCATCGCCAGGATTCGGGAAGCTACTTGGAACTGTGATTTCAATTCCGTCAGTACGCGATCGGCTTCTTCGCGTACCGGCTTCCATTCCCGACGAACTACTTCGACGCGCTGGACGCGGATCACGATCTCTACGAGGCGGGCGCTGTGTGCACTGACTGCTTGCATGACCTGATCGGGCTCGGCGCGGTAGAAGTCCCGCATATCCGCGAGGCAGTCGTCGATCTCTCGACGGACATCCGTGATCGAACCGAGTCCGGGCAATACCTGGTTCTGTTGCTGCGCCTGTCGCGCAACCGTGTCCGCTAGGGTCCCTTTAGACTCGCTTACCTGCGCGCTAGGTCCAGCAGGCTCCATTTTCAGTGTCGTTCCCACGCATTAGTTCTCGGGCGGGGATTGCGAACGATTGAAGGATTACCAGCTGTACATCGGGTCGTATCCACCACCGCTGTCGAGGCTGTACCCCACTGGTGAGTCCGCCCACGTCAATAGCGTCTCGGTTGCCTCGGGTTGGATCGACAGCTGCTTCTCAATGGATTCCTGCGACCAGGCCAAAGCTGCCATGCGTGCGGCGTCGAGGGCGTGGAACTTACCCTTGTTGAACTCCTTCTTGCCGTACGGGTTCGTGGCCGACGTCTTGATGTAGAACATCTGGCCCTGGAACTCTTTGAGCATGTCGGTGTCCCAGGGCAGCACCATGCGAGCCTGGTCGACGAGCAAGCGCAGCGTGTCCGAGCTGTACTCCAGGACGTTGCCCATGATGGCGCGGTCTTCCGGTGACACGTATGGCTTCCAAGGGTCGTCGGAATCCTCGGGAGCTTCGAAGCCGACGACGATCTTCTCGGAGAAGTTGTACCCCCGGACCGCCTTTGCAAGGAAGGTGTTGGACATTGACGGGTCTTGCGCCACCTGGAAGATCGGGAGACCCAGGCCGGTGCGGTCCATGCCGAACGCAAGCGGTCGGTAGAACTCAGCCAGGAAGTTCATCACCCGCAGCTGATCCTGTCCGCTGATGCGCTCCAAATGGACGCGTGTCAGTACGCGAATGCGTTCGCCATCGGTAGCACCGCGCCGGTCATTCGGCTTCGGTTCGGCCCCGTACACCAGGATCTCGGTGGGGTGGTTGGTCATTCCGACGTCCATCCCGATCCAGACGCGCTTGAAGGACTTGTGAGTGAGTGGCAGGTCCTTCTCGATGAGCTGCTCGATCGGCAGCCCCACATCCTTCAAGTACTCGTCGGAGATCCGAATGTGCGTGTACACGTTGCTGTTGTAGTCGCTGCTTTCGTTCGAGTCGACACATGCCATTAGGCGGTGCAGCACGAATAGTGAGGACATGGCGTCGCCGTGCAAGCCTAGGATGTTGCGCCGGTAGTCAGCGGATTCACGTGATCCGTAGAGGTCGGCCTTTGAGCGCCGCTCCTCGTCTGTCCAGTCGGGGCGGTGCATCGCAGTGACCTTGTGGACGAACCAGTCCGGCTGGTTGGAGATCTTGTAGTAGTAGTCGCGGACACCACGAGACACGCCGTGGGCTCGCCATCGGGCCGTCGGGTCGCCGTATCGCAGCGTTTCGACGAGTTCGATCCACCCGGGCTCCGGGTAGTCCTGCGCCTCGTCCATCTCCAACCAGCGAGGGTGCATGTTGTGGCTGATGAGTCCGTCAGCCAGGTAGGAGTGGTCATCCTCGACAGTTAGGTCATGCACGACGGGGATGTCCTTGATCGGCGTGACGCTGCGGATCTTCTGCCAGGCGATCTCGTCGTCGACGACCACGTTGCGATTGCTCTCGGAGAGAGTTACCCGCCAGGACCGCAGCGGCGCGGCGCTCATCTTGTTGGGCTTCACATCAACCCAGGACAGCGCGGCTGTGTAACCGAGTGTCTGACCAAGGAGGCGTAGATTCACCGCGAGTACCTTGGATGCGGTTCCCGCCTGCCACCTCTTCTTTGCGGCGTCCCAATGACCGTCCCTGGATAGATAGCCCTGGAGGAACGCCTCCCGGAGTTTGTCGTCTGCACCGAGCAGCCACACCGGGATTGTCTTGCCGTCCGCATGCCGCCCAAAGTGTTCCTCGATGAGACGGCATAGCTCTGTGTCGGAGCACTCGACGTCATACGTGCCGTTATGCTCCCGACGCTTGGCGCTCGGGTTCAGGCCCGCTTCGTCTAGTCGATCCAGGACGGCGTCCACATGATGATCGTCGACGATAATGTGCATCCGCCCGCTGGTGAGCTTGTCGTTCTTCTTTGCGTAGGTCAGATGTCCGTCTGCCACGTAGCGACCGACCGCCCACATCAATGGAGCGCTGTCGAACCGCTGCGGCATCGGTTCAGCAGGGAACCGTGTTGGCGACCCAAGGTAGTACCGATCAGGCAGTTCTTCGTCGTCGACCGCGACCCAGTCGGCACGTTCGAGCTTGCGGGCGCGTTGCGGGTTGGCGTTGCGCCGCCCGTACATGCGGTGATTGTCTGAGGTGACAAGGCCGCGATGCCCACCTCCAGCAATGACGTAACCGTCAGGGTTCTCGAACCGGAAGTTGGCGGTGACCTTCTTCCAGCGACCCATATGCGTGAACACCTCGTCACCGATCTTGACGTTTTCGATGGGGACCATGCCTGCGCGTGTCAGCACGAGGGTGCCTGCCGCAACACAGCCCTTGACACCCTTGCCGTCCTTCTGCGGGATGCGACCGATGATCTTTGAGCCGTTACGGAACTTCGCCTCGAACGGTCGGTGCGTGATTCCCGATGACTGATTGCCGGATTTGAGCATCTCCCTGGATAGACGGGTGCTCATGAGACGGTCTTCGATGTTCTTGGTGACCGGGTCAAGGTGGATCAGCTCGGGGGCAGTGATGAGCATTTCCTGCCCGGGGTTCGTGAACGGGAACGCGAATCCCCGCATCTGGATACCCACCGACTTGCCGATCGCTCGGGCGCACTGATCAATTTGCTTCTTCGCGTCGTTGCGGTACCAGGGGTATTGGAACGGGTAACAGCGGAACAGGTTGTCTTGCTCATTGGGGTCCTGCCACAGGAACTCCGCGATGTCGACCCCGGACGGGTCCATGAGTATCGCGATGAGGTAGGACTCCTCTTCGGTGAGCGCCTCCACGACAGCCATCAGGCGAACTTCCCGTAGATGTCGTTGGGGCTGACCAGTCCTGGGATGCGGTGGTCTTCGAACAGGTGTACGCCCGCATTGCGATAGGCGGAGTCGACCAGCTGGGAGCAGATCAAGGTGTCGCGGTCCTCGATCTTGCGAACCCACCACGGCTGGTCATTTAGTGGTTTGTTGGGGTCCACGATGTGGCGCATGCGTGCCTGGGCGAATGCAATGGCGACGATGTCGAGGAATCCATACGGCGTGCCGAGGAGTTCGTGGGCTTGCTCGACGATGCGCGCCCGGGACTCGTCGGTGAGCGTGATTCCTTTGAACCCGTTCACCGACCAGATGGCGTTGTCTCCGTAGGAGTCCCACCGTGCAAGCCGTGCACCGCCAGGTGCTGCTTCGATCAGCTGACCGTCACCAACATATAGGCCGGTGTGGTTGACCTTCGCGTTCTCCCACCGCCCATACTCGTCCTTGGTGGCGGTGAAGAACCGGATGCTTGAACCGATGAAGCGATCCAACTTGTTGCCGTAGGTGGCGGTGACGAACACGTCGCCAGGGCGCAGGTCTGATTCGTTAGTCACCTTGCGTTGTTCGGATCAGATGGGCATCTATTTCAAGTCCGAACCGATAGCTGGATCATGGACACCTACTACACGTGCGACGAGAACGATTGCGATCGTCGGTTTGCGAGCAGCCAGGCCCTCGATGCGCACCTGGTTAAGGTGCACGGTCAGGCACCTACCACCCCTACGTCCCCTGAGTCCGCGCCAGGGGCGACTGCCGGTTAACTTCCAGGAACTCCCGGTAGATGCGGGTAGCGACCACCGGACGGTCTTGCAGTAGCCGCAAGAAGGCAGCCTGCGCCGCGATCAGCCGGTATTCGAGGAAGAACGACGGTGGCTTTCCGACTGCTGTTGCGACCCGTTGGAGGATCTCCATGTCCGGGTGGTACTTGTCCGGGTCGGAGTCAGGCAGAATCATCCGCTGATACATGCGCCGACTAATACGGATCTTGTTCGTGAAGGCAACCTGGCTGACCTTGACCAGCTTTGGTAGCGCAACGTCGATCGTCTCCTCGGTGTACTCGCCCTGGAGAAGCGCCTCCAGGTTCACTTCCTCCTCCTTGGGCATGGGGCGTTGGCCGATGCGACCCGGCTTGGCGTATGCCTGCTTGATCAGGTCGGAGAGGATTCCTTCGAGAGCTTCGGGACGGTGCGTGAACGCGGCCACCCATGCCCTTTGACCGGCCTTCGAGGCGGGAGCAGCCAGATATTTGAGGCTCGGGTACCGCTCTTGCAGCTCCTCCATGTCATAGGATGGCCCCTTGGGTGCCCGGGCCTGCCGTGGACGGGGGCCAACGGCGGGGGTCTCGTCGCCGCTCACAAGTCTTGAATCCAGACGGTCTGGTTCTTGCGGAACTCCTTGTTCATCGTGTCCCACTCTGGGGCCAAGGTGTCGCGGACCCATTGGACGATGGACGCCTCGGTGAGGTCCAGTTCGCGGCGTTCCTGGTCATCACAGCGGTCGTGTGTCTGGACCATTGAGATGAGTTCCCAGATGTAGGTGACCGACTTTGAGTACTGGGTGTCACGGTGAATGCCGAACTCTTTGGCCCGCTTGAGCAGCATGGCCACATAGTCACCGACCGTCTCGCCCTTGTCGCGTTCACGCTGCGCACGGTCGATACCCAGTGACGCTTTCAGCTGGCGGATCTCGGTGGAGTATTCTTTGATGGCGGTCTTGAGTTCGGACTCGTTCACGCGACCGGTGAGGTAGTCGAATCCCTGGGTAAGGTGCGTAGTCCAGCGGTAGACCATGATTTCCAGGGTGAGCAGGCGAGACAGGTCCTCCAGGTCCGAAACGTTAGTGAACCGGTTGTCGGTCAAGTACCGGTCACGCTGCTGCTCGTACCATTGCGCCTCCCCCTCGGTCTGCAAGTTAAGGGTGGAGCTGGTTGGCGTCTGTACCGAATAGAGAGTCAGTCCGTACGGATTCTCGACATCCGTAATTGGATCTGCCATATTCAGGTTCTCCGGTTCTGTAGTGTTCCTCTACGGGAACTTAGCTGCTCAAACATCGAGCATGTGGTGGTGCTGATTGAAAGTTAACAGACCACCTAGTCAAAGCCACGCTGTCAATTC